TCAGGCGCTGGGTATGCACCAATTATTAACGTTGGCGCAGCATCAAACGATGTTAACGAAGTAAAAGCACCGTTTAGTAATTGTGGAAACCAAGTAGATTTATACGCAGCTGGCGAAGGCATTCAAAGTAGTTTGCTCACAGGTGGTGTAGCTGATGCTAGAAATGGCTCATATCGTTTAGGAAAATACCAAGGAACGAGTATGTCAGGACCACAGGTTGCTGGCGTAGCTGCATTACTTGTTGAGGCATGGCCAAACGCATCTCAAACTGAAATTCATGCGTGGTTGGTAGATAATGCAGCGACTGATGTAATGTATGACTCAGGAACAGACAACGGGATGGACCAAGCCAGTTTACAAGGTAGTGCAAATAAGTTTTTACGTTGGGTTAATCAACGACCAATTAATGGTAATACGTTCCCAAAGAAAAACTTTAAAGCAAGGCCTGCGTCTGGGAAAATGTACCCAAGACCTAATATACGTAGAAAAGGTTAGTGAAATTGTTTATAAATATTAGAAATAAAGCGGGTTAGGTGATATGTCAGAAGTACTTACTACAAAACTAAAAAATGATACGACTAGAATGTTTTTCCAAGACATTCAGGATAATGACTATTATGTTTTTGTTTCATCCGTATCAACGGGCGTGACGCGCGACAGTGCATCTAATTCACAATATAGTAGAAATCAATTTTTAGAAAACACTGTGTTTGGTAAAAAGATTTTAGACACTGATACTAAATTTATGATTAAGTATTACCCTTGGCAAAAAGACGCAGTTTATATTCAATACGATGATAATGTTGATTTAGAAGGTAAACGATTTTATGCCGTTGTCGGACCAAATGATAATGACACAGGAGATTATCGTGTATTTAAGTGCTTATTCAACAATAATGATGGACCATCTGCTGCGCCACCAAACTGGAATCAATACACCACAAACCAAGTCTACAGAACAGCCGACAAATATGTCTGGAAGTTTATGTATGCCATTGAAGCATCTGAGTTTGAAGCATATAATGCCGTTGGTTTTATTCCATTACCATTAGATTTAGTTATAAATCCAGATCCAAATGCCGATGCTAACAATGTAGTTTATGGCTCAGAAATTAGTGATATGTTTATTGATAATCCAATTGATAATAACGGTTACCCTTCGCTTGAAGGTTTCTTGGTTGCATCCCCGTCAAACTCGGGATTAATAACAATTCGTGCTAATAACATCAATCAAATCCAAAACTTTTATACTGGTATGACGCTGTACACAACTAACCCAGATGGCGTATCGCATATCTATAATATTGATACATATACCTTTGACACCGCAACAGGTTATGGTAGAGTTAGAGTTGATGGAACACCAAGAGCAGACGGTGTATCAAATATCGCAACGTGTTCAATTATACCTCGTGTAGAAATACAAGGTGATGGCATTGGCGCAGTAGCAAAAACAGAAGTAGTTAACGGTAAGATAACTAATATAATTATCCTTAACTCTGGCAGCGGATATACTAATGTTACGGCTTCAGTTAAAGATCCTGCATTTGACTTTGCGCCAGAAGATCCAAACTCTATTGATGTTAGAGCTACGTTAAGACCAATCCTTTCGCCTTTTGGTGGGCACGGATATAACTTAATTGACGAACTATACTGTAGTCACATACTCCTTTATGGTTATATTACAGAAACAGATAATAATCTTATTGGCGCTGATGGAAGCTATTCTTATCTTGGCGTTGTTAAAAACCCAGAGTTTGTAAGTGCTTCGGCCAACTCTGCCAATACACCTACAGTATTTGATAACCGAATTGCAATTACGACTGACAATATTGCGTTTGCTATTAAAGATGATTTAATTAAACAATTAGATGATGATAACAAAATAACCTTCACTGGTAAAATTCACGAAGTGGCTGAAAGTTCTAACACAGTATATATTTCTAACTATATGGGTCCATACACCAATACAGCGAATAATGATACATCGTTAGATCCTACTGCGTCCATTGTCAATTCTACAGGTCAGAGAATTATAATAAATAGTCCACAAGCCAACAACACGATTGAATCAGATTACATCCAACGAAGTGGGCAAGTATACTTCATGGAAGATTTTGTTCCTCTCGTCCGTACTAGTACCTCGCGAGAAGAATACAAATTAGTACTAGAATTTTAAGGAAACATGATAGATGCCTATTAACAAAAATTTAAATATTGCTCCGTATTTTGATGACTTTGATATTGAAAAGCAATTTTATAAAATCCTGTTTAAACCAGCATACGCAGTACAGGCTCGCGAATTAACTCAGCTGCAAACTATTTTGCAAAATCAAGTTGAACAATTTGGTGACAATATCTATCAAGAAGGTAGTATCATTAAAGGGTGTAACTTTACAAATCTAAACAGTTTGCAATATGTTAAGCTAACTGATAAAACCGGATTTGACCCAGAGTCATTCTTACCAAAAGTCGAAGACGAAGTGTTATCTGGCGTAACGGTATCGGTCGAAACTAAATTTGAAGTTGTTGGTTCTGTTTCCGGACTTAAAGCATCTATTATTTACGCTGCGCGTGGTTTTGAAACTCGTCCGCCAAATCTTAATACTTTCTTTATTAACTATTTGAATACAAACGAAGCAGGTGGTTATAAAGCATTTATTCCCGGTGAAGAACTTATTATTAATAGGTATCGCTACAATGGTTCATTAGTTATTGAAACAACACTTTCTATCGCAACTACACAGGTAACACAACTTCCTGCACCAACTGGTTTCTCGTTTGGTATTCAAGCTGCATCAGGTGTTATATTCCAAAAAGGTCACTTCCTATTCGCGGCCGAGCAAACACTTATTGTTTCGCCATACAGTAATGCGCCTGACGATCTTTCAGTTGGTTACGAAGTTACAGAAACTGTCGTTAGTTCTTTACAGGATAGCAGCCTATATGATAATGCAAACGGTTCTGAAAACGAAAACGCGCCGGGTGCTGATAGATTTAAAATGGTTCCAACATTAACTGTTAAAGCAACTACACTTGCTGACGTTGATGCTGCATTCTTTACATTAGTTAGATACCAAAATGGCTCAGCAGTTACGCTTAGAGACGTTGCGCAATTTAACTCTATTAACGAAGAAATGGCAAAAAGAACTTACGAAGAGTCTGGCGACTATATCGTTGATGATTTTAACGTATTATTAGAAAGACGTGGCGCGGATCTTACTGCGCTTGTAGGAAAAGGAACAGCATACATTAAAGGTTATCGGGTTAACAACCAAGGCTTCCAAGATGTAGTTATTGATGACGTTACTACTACAACAACACAAGCGAACGAATCAACATCCCTTAACTATGGATCATATGTTGATGTAACGGCAATTACCGGAACTATTGGATTACAATACGAAATGCTAGAGCTACAGCGTTCAAACGGTACTAAAATTGGCGAAGCTTTTGCTAAAAATATTACACCAACAAGATTGTATTTGTTTGGTGTTAAAATGTTATTCCCATCGTTTACATTTGCTAATGTTGAGCGTATCGTTGGTACTGCAGGCGTTATCACAATCCCATCTGGATCACAAATCAAAGGTGCCGGTACATCAGCAATGATATTTGATACTGGCGCAAAAAGTGTTAAAACGCTTAACGATTTAGCAGTTCCTGTACGCGCGCATGCATCAAGTGTTAATGTTACAAGCGATGAAATCGTAATTAACGCCGATGTAAACTCTGACTTTGCGTTAGACCAAAGCGATATTGTTGTAGTTGATGCATCTAATACTCCTATCACCGTGTTAAGCTATACAACTTCATTGAACAACTCAGTCCTTACTATTACTTTAGACCCTGCTGATAACTCAGACCCAGTTGCTGAAGTATATTATAATAAAAGATTAATTAATACTACTGATGCTGAAGCATATAACAAAGTGTTAGTTAATCCTTATGTTAAAACAGTTTGGGGCAATTCTAAAACTCAATATAGTTTAGGTTTCCCGGATGTACACACCATTACAAGTGTTGAAGATTCATCGGGCACAGATTTTACTGATAGCTTTAGATTAAATACAAACCAAAAAGATAATTTCTATGACATCTCGTTTATGGAATTTATTGCAGGTCGCCCAGCGCCAACAGGTACACTAACAATTAAACTTAAAGTATTTAAAATCAACAACTCAACTGGCTCAAATTTCTTTACTGTTGACAGTTATCCAATTGACGACGTAACAGCTGTTCTACCAAGCGAAAAAGTTCGTACATCAGATTTAAAGGTTTTTAAATCAACTAATGGCACATCATACAGAATAAGAGAATGTATTGACTTTAGACCGTATGCTGATCTAGGTGCTGGTGCAAGTTACACTGCTCTTACTCCGGGTTCGGCTGCCGTGATTACAGCTAATGTTGGTGCGGCAAGCCCTGCATTTACTGCTGGTGATTATATTATACCGCAAATCAATGGCAATGTCAATAGTGATATGACTACTTATGCATCAAGAATTGATTCTGTAGTTATTGACTCATATGGTACAGTTAGCGTAATTAAAGGTGAAGAAGAAACAATTCCTCGCCCGCCAAAAGTTGGTGCTGACCAATTTCTCGTTGCGCAAGTTTCCGTTCCTGGGTATCCAGCATTATCTCCAAAAGAAGCCCTTACACAAGATAAGTTATATTACGGTGTAAAAGTTAAGTCTGCTGGAACTAAGCGATATACAATGAGTGATATTGCTAATGTAGAAAAGCGTTTAGATAACTTAGAATATTATATTAGCTTAAGCCAATTAGAAGCAAGTACTCAGGACTTAGCTATCCTAGACGAAAACGGTTTGAGCAGATTTAAAAACGGTTTCATGGTAGATCCATTTAATGATACCGCTGTTTCAAATATGGAAAATCCTAATTTCTCTGCAGCTATCCGCAGTGATACAAAAACACTTACACCAAAGGTAACTACGTTCCCGTTAGATTTAAAATACAAATCAGCAACCGGTTCGTCTATCTTCCCAGATACAAACGACGCTGATATTGCATCGTTAACGCGTAATGCGAATATTAGAGTATTAGGGCAGCCTTTTGCAACAAACTTTAGAAACACTGTAAGTAACTATTGGAAGTATGATGGCGAAGGTTCTATTTCACCAAGCCACGATATGGCGCAAAGTACAGTGTCTAACCCAGTTGTGTTAGATCTTGCTACTCCTTTTAATAATTTAGTTGAAGATTTGCAATCATTTATTCCATTAACACTTGATCGTATTACTAATTCATCTACTTCAAGAAGGAATGTTGGCGGTCGAATGTGGCAAGATACAACAACGCAACAAGTTGAAACAACTTCACTTGTCGCGGCTGCTGGAACACAAAATCAATTAGTTGGCGATTTCGTTTCTAACGTTCAATTTGAACCGTTTATGCGTGCAAGAAATATTAGAGTATTCGCGTCAGGCCTTCGCCCTAGCACAAGACATTACTTCTTCTTTGATAAAATTGACGTTAATGATAACGTACGTCCCGGCACTATAAGTGCGCAAAGAGCAAGAGATGTCCGGTCGTTTGGTGCAAAAGGTGCCGCGGTTACAACAGACGCAAACGGTGTTATTAGAGCAGTGTTTGAATTACCGGAAGGTCAATTTTACGTAGGCGAAAGATATTTAACAGTAGTTGATGTTGATACATATGCTAACATTGGTTCAGCATCCACATCAAAAGCTGAGTTGCGATATGTAGCATATAATATCAATGTTGAAAAGAGCAGCTTGACTGCATCAACAAGATTGCCTGAGCAATTTGCAACGACATCGTCAACAAGAACTGTTGCTGGCAGACCTTTTGCTATAGATCCATTAGCACAAACATTCTTTGTTAAACAAGGTATGGCTAAAGGCGCATCATCAATCTTTGCATCCAGAATTGATTTATTCTTTAAGCGTAAGAGTGATACTAACGGTGTAACCATTATGATACGCGAAGTTGTTAATGGTTATCCTTCTTCAAGCATTTTGCCATTCTCTAAAACACATCTAACTTCTGCTGAGGTTTCAGCAACCGACGACGCATCAACTGCAACGGTTGTTAACTTTGAAGCTCCGGTTAGATTAGATGTTGAAAAAGAATATGCAATTGTTATTCAGCCTGATGCGAACGATCCTAACTACCTAGTGTTTACATCTAAAGTTGGTGGTACTGATTTAACTCCGGGTGCTACAAATGGTCAATCAGTTGTGCAAGACTGGGGTGATGGTGTTCTCTTTACATCAACAAACGACAAATCATGGAAATCTTACCAAGACGAAGATTTAAAATTCAACTTATATCGTCACAATTTTAGTGCTATCTCTGGTCAAGTTACAATGACTAATAATAACCACGAATTCTTTACACTTTCTGATTGGGACGGCAGATTTACTAACGGCGAAGAAGTGTACCAAACTTTAACATTGCAAGGTGCAACAACTGCCGATATTTCAATGGTATTAAATACATCAGTTATTACAGGTACTTCTTTAAACGACACATATGCAGCCGGCGATAAAATATTAATTACTAATGCTGGTGGATCAACTAGTGAAATATTTACTATCGCATCAGTTGATAGTGCAACAACAATGACTGCAAACAAGCCTGTATCCTTTACAGTTGGCAATGGTACTGGTACACCAATCGTATCTGGTACAATTTCGTATTACAACAGCTTAAACAGAGCAAAGATGCATTTAGTAGGAAGCTCAGCAGCTTCATCTAAATTGTTTAGTGCAGGTGGAACAATAACTGGTGAAAGAAGTGGTACTACTGGTACCATCGGAACTGTTGATAATATCAACATAAGTTATGTTCAACCATTAATTACTAAATCTAACGATGCAATTACTACTACATCTTTGTCAGGCACATTTACTCTGCCTAGCGATGTATTATCAACATATGATAAGAAAATGCACTTTGGTTCTAGTAACTACTTTACCGAAAATGGTGTAGTTATTTACAGTAGGTCAAACGATGTTAACGACACTAAGCCTTTTGATATTAAAGTTAACATGACAAACGGCGCTGCATCTTCAACCTCTCCAATGGTTGACATGGAAACATCAACACTGATGGCTTATCAATGGCAAGTAACCGGTGATGCTACAACAACAAGTAAATATATTTCTAAAACAGTAGAGTTAGCCGATGATTTAGACTCTGAGGATATTAACGTAATCCTAACAGCACATCGTCCAACGGATACTGATATTAAAGTTTATATTAGACCACAAAATGTATTTGACGCTGCTAGCTTTGATACCATAGATTGGATTGAGCTTGAGTTGTATAAAGGTGTTAATATGTTTACTTCAACAGCAAATGTTGACGATTATAGAGAATATGAATGGCGACTCGCTGATGCTAATAAAGATGTAAATGACGCTCTTAGTTATACAAGTTCAAGCGGTGTATTTGTTGGATATAGAAAATTCGCAATTAGAATTGATATGATTTCTTCAAGTATTAATGTAGCTCCAACTGTACGCGACATGCGTGCGATAGCGATTACATGATGAATAATGTAGTTCGTCACCCAAGCTCAAACGCAGTTCTTAGCACAGATGTGGCGGGATTGAATAAATACAAACAAGAGCGAGCTCTACACCGCAAAGTTACAAAATTAGGTGATGAAGTTCATGAAATCAGAGAGCTATTAGCAACAGTGTGCGATAGGCTAGATAAGATAGAGAAGAGTTAAATGGCAAAAGCAAATATTCAAAACATTACGACAACTCAGACATTTCAAAACTGGTATGATAAGACCAATGAAATGGTTGATATTTTTCGTGAGCAAGCCCTTACTGCTACTGTTACTGGCGATTTAACTACCGGTGATGCTAATCTACAAGGTGACTTTCAAGCTAACACATTGATTGCAGACACCTTATTGCAAGCTGACACAGTTACTTCCTTTACAGCAAGTACACCAATAACTTTTAATTCGCCAACCGTAATTAATGGTACTGACAGTCAAGTTGTTACTACTTTTGCATATGGTGCTGGCGGTGGGCAAGCTAGATTTACTGATGGCGTAATCTCTTGGGATATTGGTATCAATAATTCTACTGATGCTGACTTTGTTATTGATACTGGCGTAGGTACACCAAAACTTAAACTATCATCAGCTGGTACATTATCAGTTCCTAATCTTGTCGTAGGAGAAGATATAGGAATCACTGGCGATCTTACTGTTGTTGATATTACAGCAAACACAGTTACTGCAACCGCAATCACTGCAACTGATTTCATCGGTGGAACATTTACAGGCAACTTGGTTGGCGACGTATATAAAGTAAACGATGATGGCGTAGCAAACAAAGTGCTTGAAAGCGGTTCTGCCGCAATACCTGCTACATTTACGGGTAATGTTATTGGTACTGTTAGCAGCTTAACGAACCATCGTACAGACGCGCTTATAGAGTCGGCATCTCCAAATAATTTGTGGTTCACAACTGCTAGAGCAAGAGGCTCAGTATCAGGTGGAACAGGAATAACTTACAGCAGTGCAACTGGCGAAATTTCTATTGGTCAACCAGTAGCTACAGTATCGAACGTAACGTTTGCAACTGTTAAAGCAACCGGCGATATTACTGCGTTTAGCGATGTATCTGATATGAGACAAAAAGAAAATATTAAACCAATTGATAACGCGTTAGACAAAGTTACAAAACTTGGTGGTTATACATTTAACTATAAAAATAACCCTGATACCCCAATGACTGGTGTAATGGCACAAGAACTTTTAGAAGTTTTGCCAGAAGCTGTATATAAAACTATTGATGGAAACACCGGCGAAGAAATTTACGCAGTTCGTCACGGGAATGTAATTGGATTGTTAATTGAAGCAATCAAGGAATTGAACGAAAAAGTAGGTAAGTAATACCATGACTATTAAAAATAGCGGACCACTTACATTTACAGAAATTCATGATGAGTTTAAAACACTTGGCGGTACATTAAACCAAAAACCTTATCAACTTAGTGAATATATTGGATTACCTGCAGGGATGGGTTTACCACAATCTGGTGAAATTAAGTTTAGTGATTTTTATGGCAAATCTAGTATTAGATTTGTTACGGGTGCTCAATGGATTCCTATATCTGATACTCGAATCAACGGCAAATATAATCGTATGAATTGTAACCTGTGGGTTGCGCTGCAAGCTATGGGTTATGATGACCCAGCAGGGCTATATGATATTACATTACCAGCAGATTATTGGTTATGGTCTAGTAGTACTGCTTTAAGCGGATTAACTATTCCTAGCACTATGACTGGCGATATAGTATTTCGTAATAACGGGATCATTATTGGTAAAGGCGGAAAAGGCGGAACAAATACTGGTGGTGCATCTAAAACTGGCATAGCCGGTGGTCCCGCACTAACTGTTAAGTCGATTGTAGGAAATCACACTATCATTAATAACTCAGGTGCTTATATCGCAGGTGGCGGTGGAGGCGGCGGAATGGGTGGCGAACAAAACGCTGGCTCTGGTGGCGGAGGTGGCGCTGGCGGTGGTAATGGCGGTGTAGGTTACCGTGGTGGTGGCGGCTTTGGTGCTGGTGGTTCATTAAACAGCTCAGGTGTGAATGCGAGAGATAAGGGCGGTTCTGCGGATGGTGGTAGAGGCGGCGGTGCCGGTGGTGGTTCTGGTGCATGGGATAACGGGTCAAAGACCGATAAAGTTGATGCTGGCGGCGGCGGTGGCGGTGGTCGTATACTTCCTGGTTCTGGTGGCGCAGGTGGTCCTAGTGGTAAAAATGCTTCAGGTGTAGCAGGCGGCGGCTCTAATAATGCTGGTTCAGCTGGCGGCGGTGGAGTTGGTGGCGGCGGTGGCGGCTGGGGTGCTTCTGGCGGTAGTGGCGGTGGCGGCGCGAAGGCCGGTGGTTCTGGTGGCCGAGCCATAGGAACAGCAACTAATAACGTTACTATAACTAATAACGGTACAATATGGGGTAGGATATAATGGATATTCGAAAGATGATGAGCGATCCCGATATGAAATGGTGCGATGTTGCTCGAGCATATTACGAAAGATATGTAGTTGGAAATAATATTGAAGGCTATGAAGCTGGCTGTTCATACGTCAGAAATGATGAATTGTTTGAAGCTAGAATGAGAGAACTATGTACTGAGTTCGGAGATGAATATGATGATACTAAGAGCAAAAGAAACTCTCTTAAAACTCTCCATATGGTATATAGGAGCCAAGATATTTTAGAAAGAAACTCAGAATTTGTTTCAACTGATTTATACAGGTTAACTAAAGATGGTAACGTGTTACTTGAGGGAACATTAACTGAATTAGAATTATTTAAAGCTGTTGAATATAACGACAGCGAATGGTGGTTTGCCAAAAGTATCCAAGGAACGTTACTAAATAACGAACAAGAAGTAAATGATTATCAGTCTAATATTTTACGCGAAAGAAAATATGTTGATAAAGATACCATAGACAATTTTGCACTCTGGAAAGCAGAGTAAATAAAATATAATTAGACACAAACAATCATGCTATTTTTTTATAAATAAAAAGAAAAGCTACTAATAAAGGTACTCAATAATGTCGTTGATTTCAGAACTAGGTCCGATAACAGGCGCCAATACAAGATCTGAGGATCTTTTCGTTATTGTCAATTTGATCCAAGGTGATGATGGAACAAAAAACATCACGCGGAAAGAACTCGTACAAGCACTACAATACGAAATTTTTAACAACATCAAAATCACTGGTGGGACAATTTCAAACGTTATTATGTCTGTCTCGACACTTAACGATGTAGTTATTAATGACTCTGAAATTAACAACGGAACAATGGCTGGCACCGCATTAGATAGCGTATCCATTGAAGCCTCAACAGCAAACAACCTTGTAGTAACCTCCTCAGTAATCACAGGTTCTGAGTTTAATGATGGTACTGGCAATAACGTTGTTTTAACTAATTCAACTATTGACGATTCAACAATCCTTAATAGCTCTGCCAATAACATGGCAATTAATAGCTCTGATTTCTCTAATGGAACGGGCGATAATAACATCTTTACTAATTCGCAGGTTGATAACTCATCTTTTGCGAACGTTGCTATTGAGCAAGGTACAGCGAACGGCTTAATCCTTACTAACATTACGATTGACGAAATTGTTCTCGAAGATGCGTTAATGTCAAACTCAGTAATTATTACTACTGACTTTAGCAATGGCACAATCAGAGACACTGCAGTATCAAACGTTACTATCGTTGATACAGATATTTCTAATTCCGATATCCGTGATACTGATTTAGATAACGTAACGATTACAAATTCAAGATTTGCTAATGGCTTAATTTGGGATACTACAACAAGTAACTCATCTATCATTGACTCAACCGCAAACAACATTGTTATTACTAAC